ACTTCATTGATCAGCTCTTTTTTCTGCAGCTTGCCGATCAGTTCGTAATTCTTTTTGAGCAGTGCTTCACGCTCTGCTTTTAATGCTTCGATGTCGTTTGAAGATTCAGAAGCCATAGACTCCTTCACTTGTTCTTCAGCCATGAATAACCCATAAGGTTTTGCGGTTTGATATTAAGACCACTTCGTTTTATCTGCCCACCAGGCTGCAGACATCTTGCCCCGTGCAATGTTTTTGGCGTGCCGTGCTTTGAAGCTGGCTCGCTTGTCCTTCATCTTTTGGCTTTCATTTGCCTTGGGCTTGCCCGCAGTCTTTGCGCCTTGCTGGCCAAAACGGATCAGCTTGACCTGATCGCCTTCCTTAGCCAAGACAACATGGCTTTTTTTGGGATGGCCAGGGGTCCTCTTTGGTTTGTTGAAGCCTGACAGGCCATGCTTGGCCAGGCGTGGATCGCGCTTAGCCATTACTTCTTCTTCCTCTTCTTCAGCAGGTCAGCGTCGGCCGTTCGTGCGCCGCCCTTGCCAGAAACAAAGCTGTTGACCCGGCCCATGGCCCAGGCAGCCATTGAAACGTTGCGAGAACCGCTCGACAGGTAGGCACCCTGGCCGCGACGGTAAACCGCAGCCAGCTGCCCATAGGTGAATCGAGACTTGTCGGCCTTCTTTTTAAGAGCGGCCTTTGTTGCCTCGCTTAGTGGTTTTCTTTTTGGTGCCACCTTGCTTGGTCCTCGATGCTGAAACGGCTTTGATGTCGATGAACTCACCGCGCTTGTAGGCCTCAGCGGTTCGTTTTAGCTCTCGTGCCTTGGCAGAGCGGTTCTTAGCACCTGATAGGTACTTCTTAGGCAGGCCAGTGGCCTTGTCCTTGGGAACACGCCGCCGCTTTTTGGCCATTACTTCTTCTTCTTAGGCTTTTTCTTGCCCGCAGGTTTCTGGGGCTTCATGGGGCCTTTGTAACCAGGCATCAGCTGTCCTCCTTGGATGCCTCTGTTTTAGCTGCTTTTTTCTTGGCAGCGGGCTTTTTGGGAGGGCAGGCCGGAGCCTCCTCAGTTGTCGGTTTGAACTGGAACTTGCTGTGGAGTTGCATGGGACAGGCCCTAACAGCACATCCAGCCTAACTTCAGCCCAGATACTTCTCAATCAGCTGCAAGTCTGCCTCTTTGACAGATGCAGTCATAAGCACCTCTGTCAGCAGGCCCAGCTCTAAACGCTCCATGCCCCTAGCTTTCAAGATCGCTTCCGACAGCTTGCGAGGAACGCTGCGGTTTTTAGGCCACGTCCCTACAAGGTCAACGGCTTCGTCAATGGTCATTTGAGGCCCTCCTCCAGAGCTGCATCGATCCAGCTGTAGGCCGCTGGATTGGCTTTTTTAAGTGCTGACGGTGCGAAAACGTACTGCACAAAGGTTTCAGCAAACTGTTCCATACCATTTGTCGTGCCGTATTTTGACGGCACCCAGTTGGCCTTTCTTATTTCTAGCTCCAACTGCAATCTTGACAGCTTGTCAGAACTAAGGCCGGGGTTTGCCTTTTTAAGGCTTTGCATGATTGAAGGCTTGCCAGCGTTGAAATGGACTTGGTGGCCGATCTCATGCACCAAGGTAGCCATCCAGCCATCTTTCGTACCGACAGTGGTTTTGCCAGTGACGCTGTATAGATCAGAGTTGGTAACGAACTTTGGTCGTCCAGCTGCAGCATCCTCAACGCTACGAAGCACGGCCTCTTTAGTTCGTGCGACCTCTCTTGCTTTGATCGGGACGTGCCTGCTGGCTTGCTTCATGACAACAAAGCCAGCACCGTCCAAGGTATGACCTGCAGCGTTGCCGCTCACCTTGCCAATCCTTGCCAGCGAAACCGAACGCCCATTGGCTTCTAGGTCGTTGACGATATTTTGAATTGCCTTTGTCCCTTGCGCGTTTGGGGCACGCTTGATTGCATCTTTCATCGACTGAATCAGTGCAGGGTTGTTCCAATGGTCAAAGTTTGGACCCTTGCCGAAAACTTTTTCCCGGCCGTTTGACCAGACCACCGATATGTTTTTCTTTTGCATAAATTCCAGCATCTTGCTGAAGTTCCTACCGACCTCGGAATCCTCTTTGGCAAAGATCTCCAGACTATTGGCCAAATCCGTGTTGCTTATCTTTTGTTTTTGCCCAAACGTGTGCTCTTCTATGAACTGACGAGGGCCTGGGCCCGCTTTCGGGGTTGTAGCAATCGGGCCAGCCGTTGACTTGGCCACCCTGGCCGCGGCCTTTTTGGTAGTGGGCGCTGGAGCGTCCTCAAGGTCAACGATGACCTGTTCATAGGAGTTGCCAAACTGATCTTTCTTTTTGATGCGTTGAACCTTGGCCACCTGTGTCCTGACACCGCTTGGCATCAGCACCTCTTTTTCAGCAACGTTGCCCAAATACCTTGTGCCGGTTTTGGGTAAAAGCTTTTCTATTGCTACGCCGTCTTTGTTAGACCTTCGCACCAACACTCGGTGAGTGATCGGGCCGCCTGTCACCTGGGTGTAACCGCTTGCAAACTCAGCCGCCGTGCTTTGGCTCCGGGTCCAAGAGGCCAAGGTCGGACTTTCTCCGTCAAGGCCTTTAAGGAACTCATCAACCTCGTCTTTTGAATGAAGGCCGACGCCTCTATAAATCTTGCCTTCAAACTTGTCTTTACTTGTTCTAATGGCCGCGTCTAGGTCCGCAGCTTGCTTGGCTCTCAGTTTTTTCTCAGACGAAGAAAGATTTTCGTTGAAATTATCGGCTTGGTTTCTCCCGTAGAGGCCAATGCTTTTGCCTTCTGCCTTGGCCTTTGCATATTGGCCAGCCATCATCTCGTCGTATTTGCCCTCACTCCAAGCGACCGCAGCTTGTTCACGGTCAGCTTTACTGGGCCCGACCGGCGCAACAGGTTTGGGTGGGCTAACTTTTTTGCCTCGCGTGATCTTGTCTGGCTGCCCATATCGGGACCGCAGCTGCTTCAGGCTCACTTCTGAGCCGTCTTCTCTCATAAACCGCTTCATGGCTCCCTCTGGGCCATAGCGATCCGCCAGGCGGTTGAAGTAACGGGCCTTCTCAAACGCCCCAGGCGTTGCCTTGCCACCGTTAAGCATCCGGGCCTGGGCAGGGCTCGCGTCAAACCTCGATTTCTTACCCGCTTTGGTTGTGCCCCGCAGGTCATACAGGTGCTGGGCTGCACTTGTCCCAACAGGCACCCGGCCACCCTTGGGGTCTGCACTGGACGGCGTGCCCTCCTTTGTCGGGCGGTAGCCGATCTTGGAGCTAGGCGGTTTTATCTCAACGCCAAACCTCTTGGATGCCCCCGCGTAATCAATAACCGGCACCGTCGTAGATCGGCAGCCAAAGTGCGGCGGGTTCGCTGGTGTTGGCCCCTTGCCGTAGAAAAACTCCTTCTGATCAAGGTTCCGGCAGATGGCCGTGGTGTTGCTGTCCAGCGTGGCAATCCACCTGTACTTTTTCGTGAGCTTGGGATTGGCCTTGTAAACCTGCAGGCTTGCAGCGTTTGACGTGGCGTTGACGCTGGTCCTGACCAACGTCCGCACCTGATGCTTGGCCATCTTCCAAGCGTTGCCCTTTTGAGCCAAGGCAACCTGACGTGGGGTCAGCGCCTCAGTCGAAAAGCCCAGCTCTCCATACAAGGACCGGGCGATTGACTCCGTACTCTCACCCGTAAGCAAACCATCCAGGACCGCACGAGAGAACAGCTCGCCCTGGCGTTCAGCCAACCCACGAAATGCTTTGACGATGCTGGTGCCATCAGGCATCCGGATCACAGCGCCCTGGCGTGCCGTCAGCTTCATCACTGAGCCTGGCCCCTTCACGGCCTCCTCAAAGCTGCCCTGTAACAGGTTGGTGCCGACATCCAGTGGGTCAGCCTTCACCACAGCCTTGGCAAAGGACTCAGTGACCTCAACGGTCCGCACCTGGGTCTTGACCGCTGCAGGCACTACCCGTTGCAACTCTGCCTGGGCAAACGCAACTTCAATATCAGCTAAGCCGTCTAGCTGTTTGATTAGCTCCTCAACGCTCCGCCCAGACCACTTCTTCATGGCGTCCAGGTTTTGTTTGATTAATGCCCGCATCCTTGCGGCCTTGAACTGCGGTTTTCGGCTGCTGGGCATCTTGTCGATGCGCTCCAGCTCCCGCACAGCTTTGACGATTTGCCGCCGGTAAGACTCCAGCAGCTTGTTGGCCACGCTGTTGCTGAAGCGGTTCAGATCCAGCGCCTTCCGGTAGTAGCTCTCAGGGACACCCGCAACACCACCGGGCTTGATGGTGTTGGCTAAGAACTTGCGCTGCTCACCAGCACTAGGCGATGCGGTCACAGATCCTCCAAGCCCAGTTCTGCAGGATCACAATCGACGTAGACAGACACGTCAGCGCCTTCGCGCAGGGCCGTGCCCACTACGGCAGTGAACTTGGCTGTATTAACCACCCAATCCTGGCTATCCCGCAGCCTTGTTTCCTGTATGCCGCTGATCTGGCCATTGTCATACCAAGTGGTTCTAACAATCCCGAAGTTTGGGCCCATACATTCGCCCTGAAATACAAACAGGTTCCGT